AAATAAAAGATTCTTTAACGAAGCTATTCATCAGCTACAAGATTTCTGCGACTATTCTTGTAGCTTTCTTATACATTTTGATGCGCATCGCGAGCGGTTTTATTTCGCACACACATGCGCATCAAAGCGCAAGATTCCAAGGTTCGTAAGCCTTATAAAATGAGAGCTTCACACACTCTTGCTATATGTTCTGTTGGATTTTATTACCACTATTGCGCATTGATCGAGAATTTTCTGAAAGAACGTTCAATGGATTTCGTTTGCCGAGGCCGTGGGGGCGCCACCGGGGGCGTATTGGGGGGCAAAAAAACACTCACATACGCTCTTTGAAACCGCGCTTGCACTCAAGCGACATTCCCAGAAAAGCCTTGATAGCAATGGAAAACCTCGGGATTCCATAGGAATCCCGAGGCACAAGTGGAGATGGGGGGAAACAATAAACAACCATGCCTGACCTGCAGAAACACACCCACGTAAAAACTTGGGGGCGTAATGGGGGCGCTCCCAAGATCGCGTATGCAGCGAACTGCTGAGCGTGTCGAAATCGATATTTTTTATCGAGAATAGACCTCTCAGAGAAAAAAGGTGCCCCTAGCGCACGAAAAACGCCCTCTACCCCCGATTTTTCGGAGATAGAGGGCTGTTTTCCCGCTCAGAGCTTTTTCTTCAATCGATCAAGCTCTTGCCAAATCCGCTCATGCTCATCGTGAGCGTGCGAGTCTAGTGCGATGCGCTCCGCGCGGTCCTGCTGCTGAGCTGCCTGCAGCTGCGCGAGCACTTTACCGTGAGCGCTGATCTCTTGACCCTGCAGCTGCTGGGTGTGAGCTACGTCTGAGAGTAGCTCGCTGACGTCGTCGAGCTTCCCGCCAAGAGCGTCGATGTCGTCACGCAGATTCGTCGAGTGATCGTTGTGAGTCTGATCCTTGACGGACTCGACGACCTCCCCAACCTCACTGACCCCCTTGTGGAGGTCTTTCAGTTGGCTATTAATCTTGCTTTGGACGACCTTCAGATACGCGATCACGACGCCGATACCCATCACGAGGAGGGATGACAGCGCTGCTACCAGATCGGCGCTGAAAAAGTCGCTGATTGCCGGAGGCATCATAGGCATCACCGAGATCCTGCGCGATGGGCGCCCTCGTAAGAGTCGCTAACTCGCGGCTTCGAGACATCGTAGAGGCCCGCTGCAGAGAGACCGAGGATCATGCCCTGCACAGCTGCTTGATACCAGCCGTACCCCGCGAGTTCGTACTGTGCGACCGCGAGCGCGACGCCGAGGACGACAGCGAGGAGTGCCGAGACCTTACCTGACAGGCCAAGGGACTTGGCGAGGTTGGTGAGAGCAAGGATCGCGGGGATTGATGCGATTGTTACGATTTCGGGTGTCATCTCGGTCTCCTTAGATTGCGTCGTTGTTGAGGGCCTGCTGCAAAGCGCGGATCGTATTGGAGGGAGCGTCGAGACCTTCGTCAGGCTCGAAGCCATAGTGCGATTCGAGAGCGTGGATTGTCTCGGGGCCGAAGATGCCGTCTTGCTCGACGCCGAGAGTGGCCTGTAGGGCTTCGATGACTGCGCTGCCCTCGGGGGCTGATACCCATTCCCAGCCGGTCGTGAGGCCGGGATTATCATCCTTATAATCCTCATCCTGACTGGAGACGATGCCGTCGACGGTCGTGCCGAGGATTTCCTGCAGCTTCCGGGTCGTGTCTGCGCCCCAGTAGCCATCGACGGTGAGAGAGCCGTCTCCGGCTGGCGCTGGAGCGAATGCGGGCCGGATCACAGCGCAGATATCGTCGTGAGCACGGACGCGCCGGTATACGCCGCCTCCATTGGACTGCGAGCCCGCCGCGCCGCTGGCCGTATTGAATTCAATGGTATTGACATACTCGTTGGAGCGGTAATTAGCGAAGCCCGTGTGGTCGGCCAAGCCGTCGCCATCCCAGTCAAAGCAGAGGACGTCCCCCGGCTGGATGTCATAGAAGCCGACGAGACGACCGACTTGTGAAGCGTCGCGCACCATCCAAGGCACATAAGCGTAGAGGCGTCCATCCCCGAGAAGGCTCGTGCCTGCCTGATCGAGGACCCACGAGACGCCCATCGCACAGAACGGAACGCCAGACGCGCCAAAGTAACCTGAGCCAGTCTTTTCAGCGTACCAACGGCCATACTTACTGCCTTCTTCCGGGTCATCCCAGCGCGTGTAACCTACCTGAGATCCTGCGATATCCAGTACCTGTGTCGCTTCTGTCATCGTTACGCCTCCTCGTTTCCAGTCTTCGGGTCTGCAGGTCCGTCCCCGAATTCGGGCATCTGACGGACCTTCGTTTCCTCGTTGTCGTGATCTAGCTGCACTGTGTTCCTTCTTCCATATGGATTGGACGGGATGGGATGAGGTTGGATCGGATCGGGGATCAGAGAGGCTCTTCGACCGCGGGAGGGAGCGTCGACGGATCGGGAGCGCGCAGGGACGGATCGACGCGGTCGAGTAGGATGCCTCGATTGCCTCCCGCGGCCTCGTACTCCTCGAAAAGAGCCTTGAGCTTCTCGGGAGACTCAGCGATCACCGATCGACGATGAATCTCCCACTCGGCCAGCGTCTGCAGCTCCGCGAGATCACGATCCGTAAGAGTCGCGAGGTCGATCGAAGCTTTGGTGATTGAGTCCGTGAATATAGCCATCTAGGCATTTCTCCTTATTTGGCTCGAATGATCTTCTGTACCGTGTAATACGGCTGCAGAAGGCTCATAGACTGATTGCCGCCGGTCTGCCCGGTCTCCGTATCCCCAGTGGTGAGGCCATCATTCGCAGCAGTCGCGATCCACGATCCATTGGACTGATTCAGGGAAATAAAAGACTGCCTGCCGTTGCGTTTTTGCCGGTCAAACCACGTGCGATCGTTGCCCGCGTGACGGTGAGCTGGCATCTCCGCGATCGTGATCTGATGCCGCTTTTCTCCGCCGGTCTGCCCGACGGAGGAGAATTCTCCGGAGCCGTCTGCCATGACTGAGACGCGGCCTCGTAGATCCGGGACCCGGAACATGTCCCCGAAGCGGAAGCGCCCGCCGAGGACTTGTGCGAGCTGGGGATACTGGACAACTGGATAGGTCGAGCCATCGCAGAGCAGGTAATCCTCCGGAGCAGACGCACCCGCATAGTCGATGACCGTGCCCACGGGGACGGCTGGACTCGTCTGTACTGCCGCTGCGTTGCCGGATGCGAGGACGAGCGCGCGGCGCGCGGCCAGTAGGACTGGGACGCGCTGCCCTTGGACTGGAGCGCCGACAATGTCGATACTTGTCAGTGCTGCGGATTGGCCGTCGAGGATGACCGAGACGGGATTGAGGGCTGAGATTGTCCCCCATCGGAGGGAGACTTTCTCGCCTGCGATTCCCGCGACTGCCTCGAGCTGCTCGGCTAGGAAGGTCGTGAGGTCTTCTACCATCGGCCTACCTCCTTCAAGGTCGTTGTCTGCAGCGCTGTCGGCTCGAGCTGGATCCGCGTCTCTTGGACCGTCGCTAGGACGCTTACGCCTCCAGATCGATAGCCAACGAGGTCATTAGGAGCGAGCGGCAAAGGCAGATGCTGGATCTCGATTTTGCCGACGGCTCCCGACGCTGCTGCGAGGCGTCGCTTCGCGAGGTCAGTGATCACCTGTTGGTTAGCTGCCTCCACGCCCGTTTCTACTTTCGAGACCCAGCGGCCTCGAGCTTGATAGGACGCGGGAGACGCAGGATCGCGATTCTCGGCATATCCGACGAATCCGGCTTTTTCTCCGCTGCCCTGGCTGACGCAAATGTAACGATTTGGGATAGCCGCTAGGTCTTGCTCGCGTGTGAAATCCGCGAGGTGAATCGCGTTCTCGCCTTCCACGAAGTCCCAGACTTTCGCACGACGCAAAGGCTCCACGTAAGGCGATGCCTCGAAGGCTCCGCCTGCGCCGACAGTCAGGGACCAAAAGCCGATCGCCTGCAGGATGTCATTAATTGCAGTGAGTTTCGGAGTCCCTGCATCCCAGACCATCGACGACGTGAGCATCGGACCACCATCACTGATATTCACTGGGGACACGTCGGTGAGCAGGTGACGGACATGCGCGAGAGGATGATTCGACGGGACTGTCTGGTAGGCCGCGACGAAAGCATCCCCGTCCAAGAGTGAGAGCTTTGAGATCAGCTCGACTTGGAGGCTCGATCCGCCCTCGCTGTAAGACATCTTCGGCGAGGCAAAGAGAAAGACCCCAAGAGGCCACGACTCACCGCTCGCGAGCTTGTAGACGATTTTGACGCGGTCTTTCGCCCAATCGATCTCCTGCCCCCGGTCGACAAGATTCAGCGTCCCCGATGTGCGTAGGCGCGAGCCCGCGCTCATCGACACTTCTCCGCCTTCGACTCCGTCGAGACGGCCTTTTTCGCGTTCGCTCGAGTCGAGAAGGATTACCTCGATCGACGCTTGCCGATGGCCTGTCAGGCTCACGCTTCGACCTCCTCAAGCTCAAGCGAGATCTTCCAGATGCCGCCGACGCTGCGAGGCGCCGAGATCGACGACAAGCTGCAGTAAATCCGACGACCAAGAGGGTCGCGATACAAGAAAGGAGCAGGGAGAATTGCAAGCTCCTCCAGCTTCTGCACGTGCGTCGCGTACTCGGCGTCGGTGAGGACCGCGCTGATTGCGATCGAGCGCTGCACCGCAGTCCCCGTAACTTCCACGCCGCGAGCGCGGCCCGCGAAGTGCTTGACCTCGCGGTGTAGGAGGCTTGGAGTAATGGTTACTTCTGGCTCGTACTTGAAGCCGACGCAGGTTCGGTATCCCGGGCCTCCGGAGATCCAGACTTGGCGACTGGCCGCGGTGATGGTGACTGTCGTCGACTCGGATGAGGGAGTGACGCTTGAGGCCGTGACCCGGTAAAGGGTCTTGCCGCCGGAGGGAGCTTCGCGGTCTTGGACAGTGACGTCGGTCGGGAGGTCAGTTGCGATCGTTTCCCATGTCTGCCCGTCGTCTTGGGATCGGTCGACTTGGTTGGAGACGGCTGCGACTGTCTTCCCGGCCTTGGGCGGTGGATTGGTGATGCCTAGTGAGACGACGCCGGTCGAGTCATCCCACTGAGCAGTTACTTTCGGCGCTTCCGGTGGTGCGTATCGGACTGTGCTCTTGCGAGTCGCCGGTTTGGATTCGAGGCCTTCGTCAGAGACCACGACGACGGATGTCGTGTACTCGTGGCCGTTGACTGCGCGCTCGGTGACCGTGTAGGAGGACGCTGCGCCCTGGATGACTTGGTCGGCGACGACGCGATTCTCCGTCACATCCGTGACTTGGATGCGAGCGAGAGTCTGCCGAGCAGCCGAAGGCTGGTAGTAAGACCAACGGACGACTAGCTGGCTTGTGTCAATCCGCGTCTCAGGAGAGAGGATGCCTGCGGTCGGTCGGGCAGCGATTAGGAAGCTTGAGACCGCGCTCCAAGGCGACGCACCCGCTTCTTCCCCACTCTTGTACATGCCCCACGTTCGGACTTGCCACTCGTAGGTGCCCTCGCTGAAAGCCGCGACGCTGTACTGCTGGGAGTCGCCGGTGACCGTGTAGGTCGACCAGTCGGACGCGCCTCGAGAGCGCAGACGAATCTGAGCTTTAGTTTGCGCTGTTGTGTCTTGAGTGGCGTGGATCCATTCGAGCAGGCCCTCGCCCATCGGGATCGTCGATCCTTGAGGCTTGAGGCCTCCGGGAGTCCCCGGGACGGACAAGACATAGACGCTATTGGATGTCTCGCTGTATGGGGATACGAGGCCTCCGGGTCCGAGCTGACGGACGCGATACTGATGGGTAATCGATGGATTGAAAGACGAGTGAGTCCACGAGGTCGCGCCAGCAGGTGCGGTGCCAACTTTTGTTTCTCCGTCCCAGATCTCGACGCCCCACTGATCACGATACGGAGTGGTCTTAGTCCACGTGATGCGGATGGCTCCGCCGGTGATCTTGGAGGCCTTGACGTCCTTCGGGGCGCCGGGCGTCGAGTACAGGTCGCCAGGAGCGGTCGTGTTAGACGAGCCTGCCTTGTTCTCGACCCAGCCGGATTCCGCCCCATCATTTCGCCAAGCGTGAATCCGCCAGCGATACTGATCATTCGCGGGCACATTCTTGTCGACCCAGCTGCGAGCCGATGCCGGGAGGTTAGCGAGGCGACGATACTGAGCGCTTGAGGCATCCCAGCGGTCGACGCCGAGCCAATCCGCCGGAGCGTTCGGATCGTTTGCCATGCCCCACGTGACGAGGACAGTGCCATCCGACCGGGACGCCGCGGTGAAATTACTCGGGGTCGGTGGGTTCCCCCACGACTTGGCCGGGATGTCCCAGCCGACAGTGAGCTGCGGTGCTCCGCCGTTCCAGATCGGGCCGATCGACGCGGAGAATTCAACGTGACGCCCGCTGCCGTACTCGGTGCGGTAGGTTCGGCGCTCACGGCTAATCTCCTTCTCGTCGTATCCCCCGCGAGCCGACGAGAAGGAGAAATTCACGTCGCCGGAGACCTCGCCCCAGCGATGGAGCGTGTTGCTCCAATTGTGGCCGTATCCATCTGCCTTGACGCGGTAGACGATTTCCAGCTCGATGGAGCCAGAGTTCGGATCCCCGTGCTGATAGATGTCAATTCCGACCATCAGATAGCCAGAGGATCCGGACCACCACGTCATTTTTACTCCTTATATATAGGTATAACTCCCACTGAGGGATTAGCGGCTGATACCGATGCGTTCGCGAAGAGACCCTCGAGAGACGCTGCCGAGAGCATCGCCCGTTACTCCGTATGCCTCAACTCGCATACGCCCGACCAACTGATCATTGACATCGCGCACGACAAGCTCGCGAGCCGACTGCGTCTTACCCAGAGTCCAATCCGACATCATGGAAGCCCGACGATACGCACCGACGGCATTGAGCTGACCGGCTTCGAGGTCTCGAATCTGTGCCTGCCCCTCAGCGAGGGTCTCGGCGACAGCTTCCTTGAAGAGGTGGCCTCGTCGCTGCATACCGTCCGCGAGCGCTTCTGCGATCGACATGCCGGAATAGAGTGTCCATTGCTTTCCGGAGAAAGGGCCTTCCTTAGCAGGCGAGAAGGGGAAGAGGTTACGGATGCCGGAGAGGAGGCCGGAGACTGCATTCTTCGCGCTTGAGAACATCGATTTAATACCGTCGATCAAGCCGGAGATGATCTTCTTTCCGGACTCGAAAAGCATCCGAGGGAATCCCGCGACAGCGGAGAGGATGCTCGAGCCGACTTGGGCGATCGCGCTGCCGATCTGGGGAATCGCCTGCACGATGCCCGTGACCAGTCCGACGAGGATCTGAATACCCGCGGTGATGATCTTCGGGATATTCTGCACGAGGGTCGTGACGATCGTGACGATGATCTGCGGGAGCATCGCGATCAATTGAGGGATCGCTTGTACGAGGCCGGTGATAACGCCGATCAGGAGCTGGATACCAGCTTCAATAATCATCGGAAGATTAGCGAGCAGAGTGTCCACTACCGTCGTAATGATCGTCGGCAGTGCCTCGATCAACATCGGGATCGCCTGAATCAGACCATTAATCAGCGCATTCAGCATGCCGACGCCTGCCTGAATGATCTGCGGCAACGCTTGCACCAAACCGTTGATCACTGTCGTGATGATCTGGGGAAGCATCGCGATCAGCGCAGGCAGAGTCTGCAAGATCCCGTCGATGATCGATTGGAGCAGCTGCGTGCCCATCTCCAGAATTCGCGGCAGGGCCTGCAGAAATCCATCCATGAAGGTTTGGATGATCTGAGGGAGAGCTGCGATCAGCACCGGGAGGGCTGCGAAGATCCCATCGACGAGGCCCTGCAAGAGCTGGAGGCCCGACTCGATCAACATCGGAGCATTCTCCACAAGCGCTGTCGTGATCGCTGTGATCATCTGAGCGACCGCTGGCAGGAGCACGGGGAGCGCGTCAGAGAGGCCCTTGACGAGGGCCGGGACGATCTTCCCGAAAGCGTTAGACAGCTGCGGCATCGACTGCGTGATGGCATTAATGACCATCGTGATGACATTCGTGCCCGTGGCAAGCGCCTCGGGAAGGGCCTGAGCGATCTTGTCACCATAAAGCGCGATCTGCCCTGGCAGGCCCTGCAGAGTCTTACCGATCTGGGCGACCAGCTCCACTCCGCCCTGCTGGACGATCGCGCCGATACCAGCGAAAGCAGCAGCAGCGAGACCACCAAACGCGAGGAATTTCAGCATCCGACCGGGCGCGAAGAGACTGCCTAGCTTGCCGAGAGACTGGCTCGCCTTCGGCGCGAGGCCCGACAGCTTAGAGCCGAGACCATCGAAAGCAGCGCCAAGAGGCGCGAAAGCCGCGCGCACTCGAGCGCCGATCGGCGCGATCGGGCCGATGATCTTCCCACCGATCGAGGAGGCGACGCCACCGATACGAGAGACCGCCGGAGACATCCGCGCGGCCACTGTGTCGAAAGCCAAGCCTGTCGTCGCAGCTGAGCGCATCACGGTTGTCTTCAAGACTCCCATGCCGGAGGCCAGTTTCCCATTAGCCGCTGTGAGCGCGGAGCCGAGGCGCGTGCCTCCAAAAAGCGTGTCGAAGAAGCCATCAGAGACGCCGGTCAGCTCAAAGCGAGCTGCGGTGACGCGCTTGGACATCTGCCCGAACGCGCCGGTCACTTCGCCGGGGAGATTCTTCAGAGAGCCAAGAGTCTTGGCCGCGTCAGGGATCCCCTTGGCGAAGTCCCCGATCGATCCCGCGCTTTTGCCGAGTGCCCCGTCGAGGCCTCCGAAGAATCCCGCGATTTGCTGGAAGTTCTTCAACCCCGCGCCAGCCGCGAGCATCGCCCCGAAACCGCCAGTGACGGCCTCAAGCTGCCCCTTAAGGGACTTGATATTGGTCTCGCCGCTCTTGACCGAGTCAGCGAGACGCTGGATCCAGCCCGCAGCGCTCTGCGCTGCAGGAGCAAGCTTCTCCCCCAGCTGCGGGACGAGACCATCGGCGACCGCGTTGATCAGCTCGGTCATCGGCTTCTTGACCTCGCGCAGCGAGCCGGTCAGCTCTTTATTCAGCGAGGCCTCGAGGTTGCCCCACGCGCCCTCGAAAGTCGTCGCCGATTGAGCTGCCTTGATAGCGACCTCGTCAAAGCCGAGCTGCGCGATCGCCTTGTTGAAATCCTCGGCTGAGATCTTCCCTTTAGCCATCGCGTCGCGGAAGTCGCCGGTGTAGGCTCCCATGTCCTTAAGCGCTGCCATGATCTTGCCCGCGCCACCGGGGATCGCGTTTGCGATTTGATTCCAGTCCTGAGTCATCAAACGGCCAGCCGCGTTGACCTGAACCATCGCGTACCCGAAAGCCGCGAATTCATTCTTGCCGCCGCCCGCGGCCGCGGTCAGGTTGCCCGCAGCCTCGGCAAGCTTGTCAAAGCCCTTGACCCCATTCGCGGCCAACTTCGACGTCATCGACTGGATGTCCTGCAGGTCGTAGATCGTCTTGTCAGCGTAGGTCTGCGCTGCAGCAGTCAGATCCTTGATCTTCCCCGGATCAACGCCAGCAAATTTCAGAGTGTTCTGGAATTTGTCTGTGGCATCCGAGGCCTTGATCGCCTCCGGAATGTACGCTCCGAGGGCTGCGCCGATTCCGCCGACGGCTGCAGCAGTTGCACCGAGGCCGAGCTTCCCGATCGTCTCCAGCGCTCCACCGATGCCGCGAGTCAGGCTCGCGCCGAGACGCGAGCCCCACGAAGAGGTAGCCCCGCTGACGTTGACTGCGCCAAGCTCAGACTCGATCGACTTTTGTAAGCCTTGGAAGCTTGGGACGACGTTCAGCCATGCGGTTCCGAGATCTGCGCCAGCGCCTTCAGCCACGAGGCCACCTCTCTTCTCTATTTAATTCGTCAGATAGTTTCCGTATCGGTGACCTCTGTGCGAGGCCGCGCGAGGATCTCCTCGATCTCCTCGGGAGTTAGATCCTCAGAGACGCTCTTAGACGGAGCGTGAGGCCGCGGGATCGGTTTCGGAGCGTTCTTGCCCCTCGCAGCGTCTTTCGTCTTCGCCCAAACCAACGTGTTCAGGTTGTCAGCTTGGATTGCAGCGATGTGTTCTGCGATTCCCCAGCGCCAATCCGGATCGACCGCGCGGTAGATCCACGACTCCGGCTGACGAGCGATCACGTTCGCCAGCCGGGCCGCTGTAGCTACCCCGAAGGCTTGCCAAGGCGCTTGGAAAAAGCGAAAGAAATCAGCTTCCAGCTCGTCTGGATACTCGAAGATCAGCTTTGCGAGGAAGGCGATTTTGGGGCAACAGCCTCCATCGCCATCATGAAGAACTCTGAGGCCTTCGTAGCGGGTACACGGCCCGACTCGTCTCGGAGCGCGTCATAGATCTCAGCCTTCTTCGCGGGATCCCCGCCTGCAAGACGCAGGATGAGCTTGGGGAAGAGCAGGACGTCCCCGTCGCGGATGCCCGCGAGTTGCTCAAGGTATTCCATGTCGTCAAACATGTTGGGCTTGAGGTCGAGCTTGACGCCCATGATTGTTCGCTTAGCCATCTGGGTAGTTCCTTTCGTATCAGGCACCGACGACAGCGATGTATTCCATTGCTGTCGAGCCTTCGATCTTTTCCGACGGGAAAGTCGTGATAGTGGTTTCGTAGCCGACGGCCTCGCCTGCCTTGTAGACGACGTCGCCGACCGCGGTGACCTGACCGTCGGGGATTACGATTCGCTTGATGTAACCTCCGGCCATGATCATCTCCACGACGAATGTGCGGTGAGGCATTTCCTTGCCGTTGTGGGCGACGATGATCGGCTTGCCCTTACCGGCTTCCTGCTTGACGTTGTCTTGGCCGTAGACTTCCTTGAGCACGTCGATGTCGAGTGACTGGATGAAGGTCAGCTGGAAGCTTTCCTTGCGTGAAGTCGTCACGGTGGCAACCGTTTCGCCTCCCCAGTCCTTGATGTCTTCGGTATCCTTCTCGACGGAGTCCGTCAGACCGTCCTCAGATACGTATCCGAGACGGACGAAAGCAGGGTCGAGGGGAGTTGCGCAGTCAGTGGGAAGCGTTGTGCCCATTGCTGCTGATGCGATCGCTCCGCCCTTCTGGGGCTTTGCGGTAGTTACTAATCCGGTGTTCGGCTTTCCCATGTTGATGTTGCCCTTTCTGGACGGTTGATGAGGATTACAAGTGATCCCACCCGGTGAGATCCCAGTCGGGGAGATCGGATTCAGACGACGGAGCTTCCGTCGCGAAAAGCACCGCGTGCGCGGTGAGCTGGAATCGAGGGCTCCGGCTGTCGGGGTCTGTGAAGTCGTAGATCGACTCGACACTCGCTTCGGCGACAGCGCTGACGGCAGCAGGCCAATCGTCGATAAGCTTCGCGACCGTCTGAGCGAGGGCCGACGCCTCGGCCTTCGACAAGCCCCACGCCTGCACAGCGAAGTCTGGATAATCAGCGAAGCGCGTGTAACGGCCTCCAGTCCTCTCGACAAGGACGAAAGAATCAGGCCGTTTAGACGGAACCTGCGCGACAACCTCACAAGAGAGGTGCACGCGCAGGTAGCCCATGAGCATTGCTTGAGGATCGACGATCATGATCGACCAGCCCCCACGCTCTTCAGAAGCGTGTTGTGCTTCAGATTTCGTCGGCGCGCTTCGATGCTCACAGCCTTGACGACGCCGTGCGGGCGCGTCTTGCCCTGCCGCAGGTCAAAAGCGAAGCCCGCGCCTGCAGCCAGAGCGATCGCTTCGCCAGCTGCGACGACAGCGGGAGTCGACAGCGCGCGAAGAGTGTGGTTATTGATCTGGACCTTTACTTTCGCGCCCATCCGGTCACCCCTCTACTCGTCGAGCCTGCACGGGCCGATTCCACGGCCCCGGGACGTTTTCGGATTGATAAGGGATCGGATCGCCGATGACGTCGTAAAGCTCTCCGCGGATCTGGAATCGCTTCCCGCGCAAGCTCCCCGTATACGTCTTCAAGACGTGTACGGTGATCGTCGACGAGTCTCCATCGGCGCGCAGGCCCGGATCGAGGTCTGCTGTATTACCCGGAGCGATCAGAGCATTCTCGATCGTCGTCTCGGTCTCCCAGCGCGGAGCGTATGAGCCGAAAGCGTCGATCGGGCCGGAGGTCGGCTTCAGGACAGTGATTGTTTCGCCCTGGATCATCGCTTCCCGCCGATCGTGTCGACCGATACGAAGCGACTCGTATGAATCCCGAGGCGCTTGCGGTGGAGCCGGGTGAAAGACAGGCTTCCAGCCGGGCTGGACAGCGTGTAAGACTGGCTATACGGCCCGCCCGTCATAGTGGCCTGCGTGACTCCGGGGAGGACGCCTCCCGCCTGCTGGCGCGCCGAATAATTGACCATGTCGCAGACGACGTCGGTCAAAGTGTCGGCTCGGATTTTCCCAGCTGCACGCTCGGCATAGACGTCGATCCCCGCGTAAGCAAGCTCGTCTCGGACGATGCGAGAGGCTCGCTGGAGCTGCGCAGTGATCATCTGACGATCGGCGGTGGGAACCGCGCCATACATCGATTCGTAGTCGGCGAGGGAGGCAAACTCCTCCGAAGAATGGGTCTCTGGATTAGGCATTTGCCTCCCCCTCCTTTATCTACTAGCCTTCGACAACCTCAGCCGGAGCCTCCTCCACAGGAGACTCCTCCTCGACGGGAACCGGAGCCGCGAGCGCGATGCCGTAGTCGTCTCCGAGTTCGTCGATGATGGTTTGGGCTGTTGCTTCGTCGGTTTCGGCGATGCCGTCGTGGAATTCCACGCGCGGGAATGTGACGAGCAGCTCGGGATGTTCCGGGCAAGTGAGTGTGACCATTGGTGTCTTCTTCTTAGCCATTTTTCAGCGGTTCCTTTCTCAGCCCTGAGCCACGGTGAGGACGCCGTGGGCCTTCTCGTTGCCGTAGATCAAGCCGGTCTCGCAGTACAGCTGGACCTTCTCGGCTGCACCGGTCTTTGAGAGAGTCTCGGCGAAGAGATGGCCCTTACCGGGGACCTCGAGGAAGGCCGGTTTGAGCTGCTCGAGCGAAGCAATGACAAGCTTGTCGAGTGGCATGTAGCGGTTGAGCATGATGTTGCAGGTGCCGAAATCAGTCTCGAAAGTCTGGAGGTTGACGCCGCCCACGTTGCGATCGGAGTGACGGTAGCCTGCATCCTTGAGGAAGATGCGGGACAGCGCAGGCGCGTTGACAATGATGGTTCGCGTCTCGGACTCCTGAATACCTCCAGCGGTCCACACCTTCTGCATGAGATCGAGGACTTCGTCCTCGGTCAGCTGAGAGGCCTTGTGGGTCGAGGTTGCGGTATTGGTGGTTGCCGCGTTGATGAGGCCGCGAGTCTTTCGAGGCGTCGCGTTGGTGGTGGGCTGGGAGAAGACGCCGGTGAGGAAAGACTTCTCGATGTCTCGAGCGATCTCCTTCAGCTTCTGGTCAATCTGCCATTGCAGCTCGTCTGCGGGCACGGTGCCTGCGGTGACCTGTGCTGCCGAAGTGCCGGAGCCGATCTGTCGAGTTGCTCCGAGCTTGGTGTAGGAGACTGCGACGGCTTCCTGATGGATTTCGAGGACGTTGGATGCTGAGAAGCGAGCGCGGGCCTCGAGAGCGGTGGCGTCGGCTCCTTCGGTGCGCTGACGGGAATCATCGGCGTCACGCAGATCGTAGCCTTCCCACGTGATGACGGATGCGCCGACGGATTCGCCGCCGGTGAGTCCGCCGATCGCCGAGAGCAGAGGCGTGTCTTCGGGAGACGCTGCGAAAAGCTCGCCGACATAGTTCAGACAATTGTAGGTTGTCGCGATTCCGGTAATAGATGCCATGAAAGGAACTCCTTAAAAGAGGGAAGAAAGGTGTTGATGGGATGGTTAGCCGCGTGCCAACTGTGTGAGCTTGATGGCTTTGAGTCGGGACGACAGCTTGAAATCTCCGGTCTGCTGCGCGGCAAGAATCTGATCATCGATCGACAGAATTGCCGGGCGCGCGGGGAAAGCCCCCGCGCCGGAGTCTGAGAGCTTCGGAACCACAGGTGCCGCGGCTTCGCCGCGCCACTCGGCGAGGCGCTTCGCGTATTCAGCGATCTCCTCGTCCGTATCTCCGCGGATCAGCTCCGCGGGCACTCCGTATTCGGAAGCGGCTGATGCGATCTTCTCGGTGCGCTCGGCAGCGCGCTGGCGTTCAGCGACTTCAGTGCGGAGACCCTCGATCGTCGCGTCCTTATCGGAAATCGCGGCCATCAAAGACTCGACCTGCTTGCGGTCTGCCTTAGCGCGTCGCTCCCACTGTCGGGCGTGGGCCTTCCAGTCTTCTTCGGGAGCTTCGGCGTCGCCTGCCGGTGTTTCTGCCGAGGTCTCGGCCTCAGCCTTCGCAGCGGCTTCCTGAGAGTCGGCCTGCGTAGATTCAGCAGCGTCGGCAGCTGCCTGCGCAGCTTCGACAGTCTTTTCATCAGCAGGCCCTTGGGCTGTGGTTCCTACGAACATTTTGGGTTTCCTTCCATGCGGAATTGGAATAATTGGATTGGCCCGCGTCTATGCAGAAGCGGGAAGATTAGGAGCAGCCGCGAGCGCGCGTGCTGCGGTGATGGTGCCGCGTGTTTTTCCGACCTCGACCTCGACCTGCACGGTCACGTCGTTGACTCGTTTGGTGAGTGTGAGGGTCTTGCCGGTTTTTTCGATCGCGGTTGGCTGGAGCCATGCCAGCGTGACGGCTCGGTCGATGTCGGCGATTTTCCAGTCTTTGGGGAAAAGCCCCGTTCCGGTTTTGAGCCAAGGCTTTTCCTTGGCTCGTATGCCTTCCGGGCCGAGTTTCAGCTTCTTTCCGTCGACGAGATACGTTCCCCTAGAAGCGTCGATCAGGCTCGTCTTGACGCCGTCATTCGTCGCGTCCGGGAAGAGAGAGCGGATCTGAGCGGCCAGCATGTGAGGATCAGAATCGAAGCGAGCGAGCCCCAAATCGTAGAGACTTTCACGCGCGGCCTTATACATGGCCTCAAATTCGCTCGGGTCATACCCGTGGATGATCGGTTTATCCGACCATGAGGGGACGATTTGGCAATCGCAGTCGGCGTGCGAGCGAGTGAATTGCGCTGTCTCCTCGGACTTGTAGACGAAGCCTCGACCCGCCCACATCAAGCACCATGCGCAGGTCGTCGCGCCTGCAGGCACTCGGGCATACCGAGGTTTCGCCGGGTCGTGATACGCGGCATGCAGGCCCGTCTCGCGGGCCGCGGAGGTCACGAGTTGCTTGGCTCGGCGCTGCAGGATTCCGACTGCTGCGAGGCGTCCTCGTTGCGCTATCGCTGATACAGCCTCCTCGACGACCTTGCTTGTCCGTGAGTAGTCGATCAGCTCGCCGGGCATCTCCGGGGAGTAAGCCTTCTTGATGCCTGCGGCTGCTCGAGCGTCCTCATACCATTCGAGAGTCGCGGATGCCGCGAGTTGGGCTTGTTCTTCGACGAGGCGCGGGAATAGTTCGTCGAGGACGTCGCGCAGTGTATCTGGATCAAGCCCGTCGAGGCTTTCCCACAGTTCGCCGACTCGACTAGCAGCGAGGCGCGAGGCACTGTGGTTCGCATCAGCAAGCTTTTGCACATCGAGGAAATCCACAGCGCTTCACTCCCCCCTTCTTTACTTGTCTTCGAGGGTCTTCGTATCGGCTTCGGGAAGACGCAGCGACACCGGGACTGCTCCGGTGAGCTTGACGCCGGGAATCCCGAGGACCTCGAGCGCCGAATTCGGATCGACGCCAGCTCGGACCGCGACGCCGAGAGCGTCGAAAGCAGATTTAGCCTGCTCGGTGGTCAGGCCTCCCGAGACGGGAGCAGGAGCCTCGACCGCAGGCGCTTCGCTCGTCTGCGATGGGCGCGAGGACTGCAAGCGCTCGAGCAAGCCCGAGGCCTCGGCTCGGCGCTTATCCGACATGAGGCGCGCGATCTGTGAAGAGCTGTAACCAAGCTCCTCGAGAATCACAGGTGAGGAGGCGAGCCAGGGCATCGCGGCAACCTGCTTCACGATGGCATCGGATTGGGAGACGATCGACGGATGCGCAGGATCACCCCACCGCGTCGCAAGAGTGCGGATACCGTCGGGTGCCTCGTCGAGGCCGTCGCGAAGCATGACCGCGTGCATATAAATACGGCTCAAGGCTCCGTCGTAAACGCGCTGCGCATTCTTCGCCTTGATGACCAATTCCTCTTTGGCCGCGTACAAAGCCTCAGCCGAGGAGGGATTATCCTGCACGACACCGAGAGAAGACACCGGGAGGCAGGAGACGCCCGCGAGTTCCGTCGCCAAAGCGCGCATCTGCTCGGTGAAAGGCTGCGAAGACTGCTGAGGGAGGACAGTGACCTTCGGCCCCTCGGGTTCCTCGCCGTTAGAGATGGTCTTGACGGTGCCCAGCTTCCAATCCCACGATCGCAAATCGTCGATGAGATCGGAGTCGACGCCGGAGAGAAGGATTCCCGGAGCCGTGAAAAGCTCCGTCGCCAGCTCCTCACGAAGGACCGTTCGCATCGCTCGCTGGGTGATGCTCATAACGTCGCGGGAAATCCGCGAGCGCCCCAAAGGTCGATCAAGCGACGGCTCGAAAGGCAACGCCTCCATCATCGGCGCACCGATGCCGTGAAGCTCGGCATGCACAACCTCCCAATTCCCATCGGGGAAGGGCACGAGGACGTAGGTCGAGTCGACCGTATAAAGCGTCATTCGGGTCGGTCGACCCGCATCATCGACGTCATCGATCGTCAGGCCATAGGAAAGCCGACGACGCACGCGATCCCACAAGCCGGTCGCCCAGTCCGCCGAGTGGCCTTGGATGATCACTGGAGGTTCGCCCGGTCCTACGCCCTGGCGCAGCGTCAAGAAAGCGACGGAGTGCGTGAGGCTCGACGGGATTGTCTGCGCGATCTCCAGATCGAAAGAGGTCTCTGCGAGTAGGTCATTGATGCCGAAGGGATTTTCTTCTCCGCCTGCCGCGGTGACGCCGTCCCAGATGAGGAGGTCTGAGAGGCCGAAGACGACCTTGCGCGGCCAGCCGATGACCGCGCCGAGCTGCTCGACCATATCGTCGGGCACGGCAATATTCAGATTGTCGGGACGCACGATCCCATCGAGATATGCCTGTCGCAGTCGGTTGCGAGGCTGCTTCACTCGCCAAAGCTCGATCAACTGCCCGAGGGCCTCTAGCTCGGGTCCCGTGAGCCCTAGTACGTTAGGGGTCTGGAAAGCGACGGGAGTCGCGATCATGAATTTCTTCGCGGTCAAAGTGCCCTCGCTTTCTTACCGGGTCGACGTTTCGTTGTTTTGGCTGCTAGGACGGCTGCAGACGCTGCTTCTAGCGGTGTGTCGTCGCCGTCTGGAGTGGAGGATTCCCAGCCCCACGAGCCATCGCGCGAGCGGATTTTCTTGTCACAGACGGCAACGGAGCTGTTGAGAGCGTCTTCGGGGTCGCCCTCGGGATGAGTGATCCGGCCATCCCGCAGGCCCTCGAAAAGCAGCGAGCAAGACTGGAAATATTCCTTCGTTGTCATGATGTGGACGAGACGCTTCGAGACTCCGCGGGCTTCGAGAGCATCCGCGAGCGCGAGCGCTCCGGAGCCGCCGACGAGATTGATCTGCGCTGCCCGATCCTTACGTTCGGCGAGCCATGAGGCCACAGCGGAGACGCCGTCGTCGGTCGCCCCTGTATAGGTGTCGATGACGTTGATGTGGAATTTCGTGTCGAGGCCCTTGCCGGTCTTAAGCGCTCCTGCTAGGGCCTGTCGCTTCCCGTCGGCGCTGAAAGCAACAGCGAAACTGCGGATGCCATCGGCGGGAGCGTCGGCTGTTGACGCTGTCCATGTGGTCGGGTCGATCGCGCGGGAAGCTCCAGCGTGTGCAGGCCACATGCCAAGACGTTCGCGAGCGAAGCCCTCGTCGGATAGCGTTTGTCGTTCGAGTTCGATGAAGGCTTTTTTGATTCGGCCTGCGACGAATCCGGGATTAGTAGCTTTCCACAGCTCCACATCATCGAGATTGACTGGCGCGTCCGGGTCGGGACTCCACTCGTGCCAGCACATGGCGCCGGGATGATCCGATAAAGCTTGATCGCGGATGCGCGCGAAAATAGCACCATTCGCATTAGGCCCCGGGACAGTACCCGTGTAGATGACCTGCGAATTCCCGAGGTGACCGGCAGAGCCTGTCGACGTGAGTGCTTCAAGAGCATCCTCGGTGAGTTCCTGCGCCTCGTCTAAGACGATGAGGTCGGCTGTAAAACCACGGCCAGACGATTTCGACCGGGCGATGACGCGAAGCGAGCCTCCATGCCAGCCCTTCTCAGGATCATTCTTAAGGATGATCGCCTCTTGCCCGTTGACGTTCCGGACTTGCTCAACCATTGCGTTCAGCTCGGGATACCGAGCATTCTCATCATTGGCCTTGATGCCGAAAAACTCTTTGAAACGCCGGTAATGGGCCTGAGCAGTCTTGACCTCGTGTGCCGAGTGGAGAATATTTTCGCCAAGCAGGACGAGGCCGAAAAGCTCACGCATCTCGAGGAGCGCATTCTTGCCATTTTGACGAGACAGGGAAAGCCCTGCGATCGGGTGTTTCCATTCATCGCGGCCATTCGCAGCGAGCCAATCCTCGAGCACGAGATCCTGCCAAGCATCCGGGGTCAGACCGAATTGCGAGGCGAAATCCCCGGCCAAAGGGCCGAAAGTCTTAGCCCGACGATCGGCGGCGACGCGGAGCCGAGGATCCTGATCGCTGTTGCGCCAATCGAGCTTGGAAGT